CGCTGGACAGTCCAGATTGACCGACCAATGTGCAGTTTTCATCAATGGGGCACAAACGCAAAGCCAAAGAGCGACATTCACAAGGTTTTAAAGACGCCACCTGTTCAGCATTGGAACGATACTGAAAACGATGGGGAGGTATTTTGAATGAGTTGGCTCTTTTCGCAGGCGCTGGTGGTGGAATACTTGGGGGAAAACTTCTCGGATGGCGAACAGTCTGCGCCGTTGAATGGGAACCATATCCAGCAAGCGTATTGTGCGCCCGACAAAATGACGGTTTTCTCCCGCCTTTCCCGATTTGGGATGACGTTCAAACCTTTGACGGAAGACCGTGGAGAGGACTTGTTGACGTTGTTTCGGGAGGATTTCCATGCCAAGACATATCTGCCGCAGGAAAAGGGGCAGGAATTGACGGGGAACGAAGCGGAATGTGGCATCACATGGCGCGGGTGGTTGGCGAAGTTCGACCAAGATACGTTTTTGTGGAAAACAGCCCAATGCTCGTTACTAGAGGACTTGAACGAGTCATTGGTGACCTTACCGCGCTCGGGTATGACACGAAATGGACTGTTATGGGAGCTGCGGATGTTGGAGCAAATCACCAGAGAGACAGAATTTGGATTTTTGGAAAAGCTATCGACTCCAATGTGTCACAACTCAAAAGAAGCAAATTATCCAGCGGAGCATCGGAGGGTTACGCCTTCGCTCGCGATGCACGTTGGTGGCAAGATTCATCCAATGTTTACCGAGTGGATGATGGGGTGGCCGCTAGGGTGGACAGACTTAAAGCCATTGGAAACGGACAAGTCCCACTCTGTGCCGCAACAGCTTGGAGAATCCTAAGTGAACTACTATGAAGCCCACAACTATTTGGATGAAGTTCGTGCTGGCGCTCAGTACCATATCAACATCATTAACAAAGCTCTAACCCTGACAGGTGATTTAGATGGATTTAACCCGAGCCTACGACCAACAAGTGGAACATCTTGCCCAGATGGTGATTCGGGCTGGTTGGGTTCCTTATGCCAAACAGAGAGCCAAGGAACTTGAGGAAGATGAATCAGGTCTTTGGGTAGGTATAACCGAGAAGATACGTGAACGAGTAAAGGAACTATCGTGAGCAAAGATGAACTGATTGCCCTGCTGAGAAGCGTGGGCGTAACTGAAAACACCGTGACAGCAATGTCAAACGCCTTTGAACTAGGCTACGAATGGGCAAAAAATGAACGCCAGAATCTGCAACCTGTGCCTCCTACCGAAACCCCAACTGGGCGGCAAGATTAGATTTACGTCCGGCCTAAGACGTTGGGTTTGTGTAACTTGCGCGAAGAAATACGGATGAGACACGCAGCTCGAGTGGATTCAAACCAAAAAGCCATCGTTGATGCTTTGAGAAAAGCAGGCGCGTATGTTTGGATAATTGGCCTACCTGTTGACCTTTTGGTGGGTTACAGAAATCGCACGATCTTGGTTGAGATTAAAAGTAGCTCTAAATCGCGTTTAACGGGCCTACAGCAAGACTTTTTTGAGAATTGGTGTGGTGATGGCTTGGCAAGGGTTGACAGCCCTGAAGCGGCTTTACGAATGTTAGGCGTTATCAATGAAATACGACCTTGACAACGAACCGCAGGCTACGGCCTTGATGCGCAATATTTGGCCCAAGATCAAGGACGCTTTAAACGCTGGCAGACAGCTCACGTTAGAAATTAAACCTGCCAAGCGGTCATGTCCACAGAACGATAAATACCATGCAATGATTGCTGAGATTGCCCAACAAGCACAACATTTAGGCGCTAAGTGGGATGAGGAAAGCTGGAAAAGATTTCTGGTGTGGCAATTTGCCAAGGACACAGGCTTAAACGCAGGCAAGATTGTTCCAAGCCTTGACGGGACGGGTATCGTCCAGCTCGGAATTCAGACCAGAGACTTTACAAAAGAACAAGCCAGCGAGTTTGTGGAATTTTTACAAGCCTGGGCAGCACAGAACGGAGTGACACTTGCGGAAAAAATGTAAACGGCGCGTCTGGTCAACAGACATAAACCCAATTGCTCACGCTATTTCGGGCGCTTCTATTGCGGACAAGGCATCGCTAGACAAACTTAGGATGCACGAATTAGGCGCAATTGATGCCATGACCAAGGGTAAGGGAACGGTAGAAGATTGGCGCTGGATAGCAGACTACATGAACATTGCTGAAACCATGGGCGTCAACGGAATCGGGCCAGAAGTCTTGCCGCATTGCCAACTTGCCCAACAAGCCTTGTTTGAAGCCGCTAAACGCTACGAAACCACAGGCAAGATGGGATTGTCAGGATTGGGGATTAAAGCGATCAAAGATGTTTGGGAGTACCACGATTTGCAACGGACAAGCATTGCTAGGTCTGAATACGAGCGCATGATTCAAAAGACCGCCAACTACATCAAGAGCCAAGGTAAAAACGTGGTGGAGGTCGTGTGAGGCCAAAATTTAGCTATTTCAGGAGCAAAAAGCACCTGATGAACGTGGCAGACCTGCCATGCCAGAATTGCTACATTGAAGGACAAACCCAAGCGGCACATTCAAACTGGGCAGAACACGGCAAAGGACGGGGAATCAAGGCCAGCGATGAATATACCGCGGCACTTTGCCAGACCTGCCATACCGAGCTGGACAGCGGAGCCAGGCTAAACAAGGAGCAAAGACGCGATTTGTGGCAAATGGCCTACCAAAAGACAGTAATCAGATTAAAAGCTGGCAATCTTTGGCCTGATGAATTAAAATAAAGGCGAAGGTTAAGCCAAAACAATTTGCAGTTGCCACTTGGTCGGACTGGGGAAACTCGGTCGCCTTCACCTAACACGCATGAGGATTTAGCTGCTTGAGTTGGGAGACTCAAGATTTGCGTCCCTAATCCTCAGCCGTGTTGGGTGTTAAGCCAGCACACGAGGATGTCATGTGTATATTTTTCTGGCTTTCCTGTACACGTTCAGATTGATGTGTTTAAGAGATGCTGATTTCTGAACACAACGACCAAATCGTGCCCAACAACGACCAAAGGGGAACCACGCCCGATCAGCCCCTTGTAAGGGTGGACTTAAAACGTCCGTGGTGGCAGACCGGAAAGACGGTCATTTATTTGTGACTAAAATGCACTTAATCACTTAGAAACCTAAAGGATTAGCATGAATAAAATAGAAAAAGGAAATTCTGCCAATTTGACCAATCGCGGCAGAGGCAGGCCCAAGGGGGCCATTAATAAGGCCACCAAGACGTTTCGAGACACGGTTAATAGCCTGCTAGAGAATAACTCCGCAAACGTTGAAAAATGGCTTAAAGAGGTTGCAGAGGGTGACATTACCCGCGATGTAAAGCCGGACCCAAAAGGCGCTCTTGATTTGTTGGCTAAGTTGGCTGAATACGCTGCGCCTAAGTTGGCTCGGACTGAGCATATTGGCGACCCTGATGCGCCTGTTGTTACAAAAATGGTCTTTGAATGGCAAGAACCGAAGTAAAGCGGGTTCTGATTGACTATTCGCCTCGCAAGCAATTCCTTCCGTTTCACAATCGAAAAGAGCGTTGGGCTGTTGCTGTGGCGCATAGGCGTTGCGGAAAAACAGTTGCTTGCGTCAATGATTTGGTCAAACGTGGCCTAACTGAGGGCAAACCAGACGGGCAATATGCCTACATCTGCCCATTTCTTACGCAGGCCAAGTCTGTTGCCTGGCTGTATTTGTTGAGATTCACCGAAAACGTCAGAGCAAAGGCAAACGCTTCTGAATTGTGGGTTGAGCTAATAACTGGCGCTCGGATTCGTTTGTTTGGGGCTGATAACGCTGAAGCCCTGCGCGGCATGTATCTTGATGGAATCGTGCTTGACGAGTTTGCTGACATGAAACCTAGAGTTTGGGGTGAGGTGATTCGTCCTTTGCTGGCTGATCGACAAGGTTGGGCTGTGTTTATTGGTACGCCAAAAGGAAAAAACAACTTTTGGGACATATACGACAGCGCAAAACAATCCCCAAACTGGCATGTAACAACGCTCAGAGCCTCAGAAACCAAGCTACTGCCAGAGGATGAACTCAGGGATGCCAAGTCCATGATGAGCGAAGATCAATACCTGCAAGAGTTTGAATGTAGCTTTGAGGCGGCTATTCTTGGCGCTTATTACGGCAAAGAAATGAGAATTGCCGAGGAAGATGGGCGAATCACCCAAGTTGACTACGACCGAAACGCTCCAGTTAACACGGCTTGGGACTTGGGATATACCGATGACACATCAATTGTGTTTTTCCAGGTTATCAAGGGTGAGATTCACGTTATTGACCATTACGCAGGGTCTGGCTTGGCTATGGATGACTATTTGGCGGTCATAAAGTCCAAGGCTTACAAGTACGGAAAACATTGGTTGCCGCATGATGCCAAGGCTAAAACGCTGGCCTCTGGTGGCAAATCAATTCAGGAAATGGCACAAAAGGAGCTTGGAATTGGAAACGTCAGAATCGTCCCAGATTTATCGCTGCAAGATGGCATACAAGCTGTCCGAGCATTATTTCCACGGCTATGGCTGGATGCTGCACGCTGTAAGGAATACGGCCTCTTGGAATCTTTGCGACAGTATCAAAGGGAATGGGATGATGACAAAAAGCGGTATCGAGACAGACCACGGCACGATTGGACGAGCCATTGTTTTGTAGGCAACACAGAAGTATTGACACGTTACGGAACGTGTCAGATAATGAACCTACCTAAAACTGGAGAGGTTCTAACATCATGTGGCTGGAAACAATACACAAATCCGAGAGTGACAAAGAAAAATGCCCAACTTGTGGTGGTTCGGTTTGCAAGCGGGAATTCGGTGAAATGTACGCCGGAGCATTTATTCTTGACGGAAAGCGGGTGGAAATCCGCAGAAAGCCTAACGAAGGATTCAGTAATCCTGTCTACCTTGACCCCGTTACGCAATATTTTAATGGCGGCTTATATCGCCTATGGGCAAGTGAAAGATATTTGTCAAAAGGCGGCAAAAGGATTCATCGAGATGTTTGGGCTTCAGCGTTTGGGCCAATACCGCATGGTTGCCACATTCATCACAAAGATTCAGACGTTACAAACAACAATCTTGAAAATTTGGAATGTTTGCCTGCTAAAGAACATTTATCCGATACATGGAAACAACACAAAGGAAATAGCACAAAACACTTTTCAGACGCAGCGCGACAAAAAGCATCAGAATGGCACAAATCAGAAGAAGGAAGGCTTTGGCATAAACGAAACGCTGAAAAGACTAAAGGTTGGCTTAATTGGAAACGGGAAGAACGCTTATGCTTGCATTGCAAAGTGTCTTTCATGGCGCTTATACGCAAAAATGGACATGGTGACCAAAAGTATTGTTCAGGTAGGTGTAAAGCCGCTAATTATCGATTGCGTGATTAAAACCAATGAAATTTCTGATGTTTGGTGCATGACAGTCCCTAATGTTGAGAACTTTAGCTTGGGAAATGGTGCAATTGTTCACAATTGCGCAGATTCAGTAAGATATATGGCAATCGCTTGGCGCGAGGAATACAAGCAGCCTGAACCACCTAAACCTAAGTTCTGGCATGAGCAAACGCTCAATGAGATATTTGAGTCAACGCCAACAGCCAGACGGACTCGGTTATAGTTGCCAAAAGTCCGTTTGCCTATAAAATGGGCTGAATTATAGGAGTGCTTGTTTTATGGCATACAACGCAATCTTTTGGCGCGATGAGTTGCACCGCTATAAAGAAGATTACCGCAAGTTTACGGAAATCGGTCGAAAGATCATCAAGCGCTATCGTGACGAAAGAAAAGACAGCGCCTATTCTGATGCACGATTTAACATCCTTTGGTCAAACATCAAGACCCTAAAGCCTGCGGTTTATTCCCGCCCGCCCAAGGTTGAGGTCGCACGCAGATTTAAAGATCAAAACGATGTAGGTCGCGTGGCCTCCATGATCTTAGAGCGCGTGATTGATTACGAACTTCGGCAGTATTCTGACTACCATTCGGCACTTTCTAACGCCATTGACGACCGACTGCTGCCAGGTCGGGGCGTGGCTTGGATTCGTTATGAGCCAAAGATTGAGACTGTTGAAGAGCCTCAGATTACCGATGACGTAGAAAATGAAGGCTATGCGCCTGGTCAGGGTGAAACAGGTTTAGAGGAAAACGGTCTTGCTGGTGAAGATGCCGAGCCGCTTGAGCAAGTCACAGACGAGCGTACACCTGTTGATTACGTCTTTTGGGAAGATTTTGCCCACTTGCCTGCCCGCACATGGGAAGAAGTGACTTGGGTAGCCCGTAGGGTTTATATGAGCCAAGAAGAAGGCGTGGAGCGTTTTGGGGACAAATTTAAAGAAGTTCCTCTTACCCATTCGCCTGACAAAGAAAACGAAGACAGATCAACCACCCAATCGTTGAAAAAGGCTCCAGTTTGGGAAATCTGGTGTAAATCTAGCAAGAAACTTTATTGGATGGCAGATCATTTTGATGAACTGCTTGACGAAAAAGACGACCCGCTTGAGCTGGAAAACTTCTTTCCTTGCCCGAAACCAATCTTTTCCACGGTCACGACTGATAGCTTGATTCCCGTTGCGGATTTCAAGATGTATCAAGATCAAGCAGACGAGATTGATGACATTACGGGCCGAATTCAGCATTTGACCCGCGCCTTGAAGGTAATGGGCATTTATGCTGCTTCTGAGCCTGCCATTGCTCGATTGATGAAAGAGGGCAACGATGCGGTGATGATTCCTGTTGAAAACTGGCCTGCTTTCATGGAAGGCGGCGGTTTGCAAAGTGCTGTGCAATTCGTGCCATTAGGTGACATTGTTCAAGCCTTGGGAACTTTGTATCAAGCCCGCGAATCGTGCAAACAGATCATTTACGAAACCACAGGACTAAGCGACATTCTGCGCGGTGCTTCTGTCGCTTCTGAAACAGCTACAGCACAAAACATCAAGGCTCAGTTTGCTTCTATTCGTCTGAACGATATGAAAGACGATGTGGCCCGATTTGCGCGTGATTTGTTGCGCATGAAAGCCGAGGTTATCTGCGGAAAGTATCAGCCAGAGATCATTCTTCAAGTGTCTGGTATTGCCAACACGCCTGATGCACAGTTTGCGCCTCAAGCTATCGCCCTGCTGAAAAATGAGCCGTTACGCAATTTCACGATTGACATTGAGACGGATACGCTTGTCCAGCTTGACGAACAAGGTGAAAAGCAGTCGCGAATGGAGTTCTTGAGCGCTGCTGGTGGATTCTTGAATCAGGCGGTATCGGCTTCGCAAGCAAACCCTGACATGGCTCCGCTAATGATGCAGATGCTGTTGTTTGGAGTACGTGGGTTTAAGGCTGGTCGTGAGCTTGAGGGCCAGTTTGAGCAAACTATGCAACAACTTGAAAATGCTCAGAAACAGCGCATGGCACAGCCTCCACAGCCAACTCCAGACCAAATCAGGGCGCAGGCCGAGCAGCAAAAGGCTCAGATTGAAGCCCAGATGGAACAGGCTAAGTTGCAGTTTGAGCAACAAAAAGCCATGCAAGATGCTCAGTTGGCCCAATGGAAAGCACAACTTGAGTCTGAAACCAAGAAAGAAATTGCTCAACTGCAAGCAAACACCGACTTGCGCTTGAAAGGCATGGACAAGTCAACAGACCTGATTGAGTTTGACGGTATGGGCAATCAACAGGCTTCAGCGGTGATTCAAAACACGCTTGAGCAAAGTAACCAGGCTATGAGTGCAAACATGGCGCAAGTCATTCAAGCGATTCAGGCTTCAAATGAGCAGCAAACCCAGGTTTTGGCGAATATGGTCGCTCACCTGACCAAACCCAAACAAGTCGTGCGTGATAGCAACGGCAAAATTGTCGGCGTCCAGTAAGGAGAATTATTTTGGCCTCATTCAACAAATATCAAAAGGGCGTAGAAGCCCTAATGGAAAGCATCAATGCTGGCTCAGACGCTTGGAAAGTCGCCCTGACTAACCGCGCCCCTATTGTGGCAACTGACGCAACCCTGACAGACGCAAGCGAAATCTCTGCTGGTAACGGTTACACGGCTGGCGGCAATGCGGCAACCACAACATCGTCTGCTCAAACAGGTGGTGTTTACAAGTTGATCTTGGCAAGCCCTACCGCTTGGACTGCTTCAGGCGCTACGCTTGGCCCATTCCGATACGCTGTTTTGTACGATTCAACGACAAACAACCTTGTTGGATATTGGGACTATGGTTCATCCGTGACTTTGCTTTTGGGTGAATCTTTCACGGTCAGCTTGGATGGCACTAACGGCGTGTTCTCGGTGTCCTAATGGCGACAAACGCTGTTTATGGCATTGCCGCTTATGGCAGTAGTCAATACGGCACGCTATTTGTAACCGCAGTCGCTGGTAGCTATACGCTTAGTGGCGGCGCAGCTACGTTTAAACGCGACTATGTTGCACAAGGCGCAGCAGGCTCATATGCTCTAACAGGCGTTGCTGCTTCTTTGCTTGCTAGTCGTATTCTTACTTCTGAGGCAGGTTCTTATGCACTTACAGGATATTCATCAACCCTAATTCACAATGATGTTATCTACGCTGGTTCATTTGCGTTTACGTATACGGGCTATGACGCAGGGCTGATAGCAAACAAAGTCCTGACTTCAGACGCTGGCACTTATGCGTTGTCGGGCAATGCTGCTGATTTATTGACCGCACATATCTTGACGGGTGATGCAGGCGCATACGTTTTAACTGGTGTTTCTGCTGATCTGCAATATCAGCCAATCATTCTGGAAAACGTGACCCGTGGCGGCATCCCCAAAAAGGTCAAAACTAAGATCAAAAAGAGCCAGCGGGATGAAGTGGAGGCCGCTGTTCGTGAGGCATTTGACAAGATGGATGGCACTTATGTGCCTGAAGTCGTGGTCGCTGAGATTCAGAAAGAGGTTAAGCGTGAAATTCAGCAAATAGACCTTGCTCAATATGAATCGGCTATGGCGCAAGTAAATGCGTTATTATTGCAGGCACAAATTCAAATTCATGCGTATGAATCGGAATTGGATGACGAAGAATCACTACTGATGCTCTTGTAATGCCAATCTACCTAGTTAAATGTCCCAAGTGCGAATCTCAACAAGAGATTTTCCGCAGCTTATCCAATTTTGATGACCTGCCAGACTGTTGCGGCGTCAAAGTTGAACGACAAATATGCGCCCCGATGGTGATTGCTGATATACAGCCCTATCGTTCAATGGCTACTGGTGAGATGATTACATCCAGGTCGCAGCATCGTGATCACCTAAAATCCACAGGCTGTATTGAGGTCGGTAACGAACCGATAAAACCCAAAACACAATCTTGGATTGAGCAAAAATCCCAAAAAGAATCCCTCCGCAAGGAAATCGCAGCCCGTATTGACACAATCTAGGAGAAAAAATGTCAGAGCAAAACTTGGAAACCCAAGCTGTAGTTCAAGAGCCAGAAGACACGCGAGACGTTGTAGCTCGTGAATTAGATAAACTAGATGAGGCTGAGAAAGCCGAGCCAAATGAGCCTGCAAGGGCAGAGCCGCAAGCTGAAAAGCCTGAAAAAGCCCAAGAATCTGAAGACAAGCCAGAGCCAGAAGACAAGCCTCAACGCAATCCATTTGCAGCGTGGAAAAAGCCTGCTCAAGAAGCTCTAAGCCAATTACCTCCCGAAACTCAGCAATACATTGTTGAGCGTGAACAGCAATTTCACAAAGGAATTCAGCAGTACAAAGAAGACGCCCAAAAGGGCCGGTCTTTGGGTAATGCGCTGGCTCCGCATATGGAATACCTGAATCAGTTGCAGGTTGCCCCAGAAGTGGCGGTTTCTAAACTGATTGAAACTGAGCGAAAGTTGCGGACTTCTGACCCGCAAACAAAAGCAAAAGAGTTCGTTCGCTTGGCCCATGACTATGGGATTGACTTAAATAGTTTGACAAGTGTTCCTTTTGACCCTTATCATCACAACTTAGAGCAGCAGCTTGCCCAACAGCAGCAGCAACTCGCCCAACTTAGCCAATCTCGACAGATGGCAGAAGAAGCGCAACTTGGTCAAACGATCGAGCAATTCGCGCAATCGCATGAGCATTTCGATGAAGTGCGGGAAACGATGGCAGACCTTTTAGACAAGGGCTTCGCAACCGACCTGAACGATGCTTACGCAAAAGCAGTACGTCTGAATGATGATGTGTTTTCTCGGGTTAGCACACAGCCAACTCAGCAAGCAAATCCACTTCAACGTGCGAATGAAGCTGCCAAAGCAGCCAAGGCATCTGCCGTGTCTGTCAAAGGTTCACCAACGGGCGTCACACGCGCTCCAGAGCCTAAGACAACCGAAGAAGCCGTTAGGCAAGCAATGGCACAACTCGGACTTTGATCTTAATTTAAAGGAGGCCTTATGGCTTACGCAAACAGCGCGATTTCAGACATTATCGCAACCACTATCGAGAGCCGTACCAAGTTCGCTCAAGATAACTTGACCAACAACAACGCCTTGCTGATGCGCTTGAAAGAGCGCGGCAACGTAAAGACAATCTCTGGTGGCTCGACCATCTTGCAAGAGATTTTCTACAACGACCCTAACACGAACTTTGCTAACAGCTATTCGGGATACGAGACTATCAATATCAGCCCTGATAGCCCCATTTCTGCTGCTCAATTCACGATGAAGCACTATGCTGACGCCGTGACCATCAGCGGCCCAGAAATGTTGCAAAACAGCGGCAAAGAGCAAATGATCGAATTGATCGCTGCTCGCGTTGAAGTTGCACAATCCCGCTTGGCTAACAAGATTGACGTTGACCTCCACGGTGACGGAACTGCCAACGGCGGCAAAGCCTTGGTCGGTTTGGCTGCAATGATCTCTACCTCGCCAGGCTCTGGCACATACGGTGGTATTGATCGTGCTTCTTGGTCTTTCTGGCAAAACGGCGCTTACGTTGCTTCTACTATCCTTGGTGTTGCCGTAACTTCCGCAAACATTCAGCAAGCCATGAATACCGTTGCTCTGAGCCGTGTTCGCGGTAACGACCGTCCTGACCTGATTTACGCAGGCACGACCGCTTATGCTATGTACTTGCAGTCTCTGCAAGCCATCCAGCGTATTACGGACGACAAGATGGGCGCTGCTGGTTTCACCGCTATCAAGTACTATGGTTCTGGCGGCTCTGCTGATGTCGTTTTGGGCGGTGGTATTGGTGGAAACCAAACCGCTACCCGCATGGACTTCATTAACAGCAAGTTCACCCACTTCCGTCCTCACAAAGACCGCAACTTCGTGGCAATTGGCGGCGACCGTCAAGCCGTGAACCAAGACGCCATCGTGCGCTTGATCGGCTGGTCTGGTGCTTTGACTTGCTCGGGCGCTCAGTTCAACGCAACTTTGTCGATCACCTAATTAAGGCATAGGAGAAAAAATCATGGCATATACCATTCAAACCGCGCTTGTTGGCGCACAAGCCATCGCTGTTACCGATACAGTACAAAACCATCCCCTTGGCACTCGCGTGTTCGCTACTGACCCGACTTACGGTGCTGGCGAATTCGTGTACCTGAAGGGCTTGGCTTCTACTGCTGTCGGCAACGCTGTCATTTATGACCAATATGCTGGTACTTCTACTCGCGCTGTCGCTGGTTCGCGTGGCCCCGTTGCTGTTGCAATGTCGGCTAACGTGGCTTCGCAATACGGCTGGTATCAAGTGTCTGGCTCGGCTGTTCTGACCACAGGTACTGTGGCTGCTAACGCTTTGGGCTATGTGACTGCTACGGCTGGCACTTTGGACGATGCTGTTGTGTCTGGCGACAAGATTGACGGTTTTGTCTTCAAGACCGCTAACGGTACACCTGGTACTGGTTTGGCAATCGCACAGATTTGCCATCCTAGCTTGAACGGCAACGGTTAATCCGTTGTAATATAGAGGGGCAGGCATCCCGCTTGCCCCTTTTTTTATTGGAGAAAAATCAATGGCTGATGAAATCGCATACGTTGGAGACACCTCCGGCGATGAGTTTCTGGATGTAACCTTCTATTCAAAGATCGTTGATGGTGTTGAAGTTGAATTTGTAAACGTCAAAGTCCCAGGCGACAAGACCTTGGAAATTGATGTTGAAGCTACCGAAGATTACAAGCGCCGATTTGGTCGCAAATATTCTGCTTGGAAGCAAATGAGTGGGTTGGTTGGTACACCTATTGAAGAATGGGACGATGTACCTGAAGGCTTTAGACGCGAGCTGGCCTATCTTGGCTTTCGCTACGTTGAACAAGTCGCTGGAGCGCCTGATTCGGCCTTTACCCGTGTGATGGGTGGTCTGCAATGGCGTGTTAAAGCACAAGCCTTTTTGAACCGTGGCAAAGTTGGTGCTGACGATTTGGTCAAGCAGCAACAAGCTCAAATTGAACAACTACAAGCGCAAATGGCGATGCTTTTGGGTGAAGCGCCAAAGCGTGGTAGAAAGCCTAAAGAAACTGCCGATAGCGTAGAATCTGAGGCAAATTGATGGAGTAAATATGGCGACCTTTCTCGAAAATATGCAGTCGGTATGTGCCGAGTTAGGTTTGCCAATTCCGTCAGTTATTACAGGTAACACCGATGACATGGTGGTGCAGATGTCTGCACTAATGAACCGTGTCGGTACAACCCTGACCACCGAAAACAACTGGCAAGGGCTGGTTAAAGAATATCGTTTCCAGACTGTTTACTATCAGTACACAGGAAACGTGGCGCTCAATGCTTTGCAATTGACGGGTATGTCAAGCACCTCGGGTCTGACTTCTGACTTCATGGTGATGGGTAATGGCATCATGCAGGACACTTTTGTGACCTCGGTTGCTGGCTCTGATGTCAATATCAACATTAACGCAACAGGCGCATATTCAGGCCAAACCTACACCTTTGGGCAGGTGAACTATGCAATGCCTTCTGACTATCAGCGGATGGTCAACAAAACGCAGTACAACAAGTCTAATCGCTGGTCTGTGATTGGCCCGAAAGACGCGCAGGAATGGCAATGGCTTAAGGCGTCCTATGTGACTACAGGCCCACGGATGCGTTATCGAATTGCTGGTAACAAGTTTGTGATCTGGCCTATGCCTACGGCTCAAGTGATTTTGGGCTTTGAGTACCAATCCGGCTCATGGGCAGATTCGGCAAGCGGTACGCCTCAACTTAAGCTGATCAACGACACAGATACAAGCCTTTTCCCTGATTCGGTTTTAATCTTGGGCACAAAGCTCAAGTATTTTGAGATTAAAGGCTTTGACACAACCGCATTGCGTGCAGATTACTTGCGTGAGGTGAGTAAATTTAAAGCACAAGACGCTGGCGCGGATACCCTGTCGCTGGCTCCAAAATATCCAAACATCCTGCTGACACAGAACAATTTGCCAGATACTGGCTTTGGCAATACAACCTCGTAAGGGTCGGACATGGCTACTCTTGCTGAAATGCTGCGCCAGGGTTCGTGGGATAACCCGCAAAACCCATATTCGTCAAATCTTTTGGCTGATGCTTTGCGTGGCTCTTTGAGCAATGCAGAGTCTTTGGGCCGTGGGGCTGCGGTTGCTCCATTAGGCATTTTTGGCGATGTAAACGCTTTGGCGCGTGAATATATAACGCCTCGCCTGCCTGAGAAAGTCCGTGGCGTGTTTGAATCTTTGCCTGCCGCACCTACAACTGAGGCTATCTTGTCGCAAATCCCTCGCGGTACTGAAGCAAGACGCGAATCGTCAGGCATGGAACAGTTGGGTGCTGCGATGAACCCAATGGGGCCGATTGAAGTTGCTAAAGGCGTTACTAAGGGGCTTGGTGCTTACGGCAAGCTGGCTGGCAATGCTGTCAATGATGCAATGGTCTACGGCCGTGGTCCGTTGGCTGAATTTACGCCACAGCCAAACCGAATCGTTCCAACTGATGTTGCAAAACGAATTGACATGCCTGTCAATTTGCCACAAAGCAAAGAATTCTTGAAAGCAGTATCAAATGAACCATCGGCTCAAATTACAGATCAAGGTCTATTGATGAACCTGAAGCGGCTACAAAATCCAGATCAATCTGGGATGGAGTCTGTAAGAACTGGTGTTTTTTATCTTCCTGAAGGTCAAGCTGCAAACCTAAAACATTACAAAGGTAAAACTGGTTATGGTGGTGTTGAACCAATTGAAGGCGAAACTCTTTACAAAAATCCTTTATTTGTAAAAGGTGCAACTGGTGGCAAAGCACCTGAAGCAGCTTACGATCAAATCATAGGCAAAGGTTCATATCAATCAATGCGTGATGATGTATTGAAGTCATATAGTTACAACGCAAATCAAAGTCAAAAAATTGAAGCAGTGCAAGGATTGCTAGAAAAGTACAACGGTTTAGATTCTGACGATGCTTACAACATGGCTTACAACATCGTCAGCAACAGCAAAGGTGGAAACACATTGCCGTATGCTGTTCAAGAAAACATTGTTGCCAATGCCGTTCGCAATGCAGGACACGATGCTGTTCTCGGATATGGAAAAGGGCGAGGCGACAAAGGTGAGTTTTTCTCTGAAGTTTTTGACATAAGGGAGGCAACATACCCAACCCCACAAGGTGAATTTGAATTGATGCCTCAATTTCAAAGGGTTTACAAATGATCGCCAATCTATCAGGCACACCAAGCCGCCTTTGCCAAAAGGCCATTAACACAAGCTCCACAACGCTTTACACCGCCCAACCTGATGGCAAGTCTGTGATTTTGGACATCATGGTGGTCAATACGACATCTGCTCCCGTCACTTTGACAATGTATATCGGGTCTGTAGCTACGGCTAACGCATTTGGCTGGTACAACTCGTCAATCCCTGCATATTCCTCGATGCAATACGCAGGCTATCAGATTCTGAATCAATCAGAGGCTTTGCTGGCTGTAGGCTCGGCTACGGGTTTGAGCGTAACAATCAGCGGGATTGAGCGCGTATGAGAGTTACTCGTTACCCTGGGGCTAACTCTAGTGGCAGCGGTCTGCTTTACGGGGCGTATTCTGATACAACTTCCCAAACAATTGCTGCTGCAAACACGCCCTATGTGATAACGATGAACACCACCGATCTGGTGGATGGACTTTATCTAGACCCTGCTCATACCTCAAGAATTGTTTGCCCTGCTTCTGGCGTCTATAACTTTCAGTTTTCCTTACAGCTTCAAAGCTCATCGGCAAGTAGCAAAAACATAACTATTTGGGCGCGTATAAACGGAACTGATGTACCAAACTCAGCAACTTGGTTGACTACATCGGGAAACAATGCAAATTCAGTTGCGGCATGGAACTTCATGTTTAGATTAAACGCAAACGACTATTTCGAGCTGGTTTGGGCATCTGATAGCACCTCTATTTCTCTGTATCACGAAGTTGCACAAACAACGCCTTTTGCTCATCCTGCCGTACCATCCGTCATCATGACGGTTTTCCAAGTGAGCTAAAAAATGGCAAAAACATCACAAATCATTACAGTCCCTGCTCCAATTGGCGGCTGGAACGTGCGCGACCCATTGCCAATGATGGAGCCTCAATACGGCCCTGTGATGGATAACGTCTTTTGCCTGCCATCAGAATTGATGGTTCGCAAAGGATATAGCCAATGGGCGACATTCACAGGAATTTGCAAAACCTTACTGGAATACAACCCCTTAAATGGCGTCCAGAAGATGTATGCAGCCGTAGATAACGCTGGCTCGGTGTCTATCTATGACGTTTCCTCTGCGGGCGCTGTAGGGGCCGCTAAAGTCTCTGGGCTGACGGGTGCAAAGTTTAAACAGGCCAGCTTTGCTACTTCTGGTGGCAATTTTGCTTATTACGTCAACGGCGCAGATAATGCGATCTTGTTTGATGGCACAACTTGGTATTCTGTCACTTCGGTGTCAGCCACTTACGCCATTACAGGCCCAAGCGATACACATTTTTCGGATGTTATTTCTCACAAACGCAGACTGTGGTTTGTGCCCAAAAGCTCTATGTCGTGTTGGTATTTACCAACAGATCAGATCGCGGGCGCTGCGGTCAAGTATGACTTTGCCCCAATCTTTGTGCGTGGCGGCTACATCACCAAAATCAACACTTGGTCGCTCGATGCTGGTACTGGCCTTGATGATTACTTTGTAATTTTCACCTCTGAGGGCGAAGTCGCGGTTTATACGGGTACTGACCCTGCCTCGGCTTCTACTTGGTCGCTGCAAGGCGTGTTCTACATTGGTTCGCCCACAGGCACAGGACATACTTGCAAATTCGGTGGTGACTTGCTGATTATCAACAAAGATGGCATTGCTCAAATGTCCAAGTCTTTGATGAGTTCTAGAGTAAACACTTGGTTACAGCTAACTGACAAGATTCAGCCTCAATTAGCTCAAGACACAACCACTTATGCGGATAACCCTGATTGGGATTTGCTGCTTTACCCTCCGCAAAACATGCTGATGGTGAACATTCCAATATCGTCTAGTCAATCGTATCAATACGCGATGAACACGATTTCCGGCGCTTGGGCCAGATGGACGGGCATACCTGCTAAATGCTGGTATTTCAGCAACGATCAGTTATTTTTTGGTTCTGATGGTTTTGTAGGCTTGGCTTGGGATACCCAGGCTGATGATGGCGCTGAAATCGTTGCCGATGTGGTTCCTGCTTATCAAAACTACGGTGCAAGCAGCCAGCTCAAATTCTGGTCTTTGGCTCGGATTCTGGTCGGTGCAAGTTCTAACTTTTCCTACGGCACACGTATGGAATTGGACTTCAACCTAAGTATCAAGGACTTTTCAACGCCAAGCGTGGTGCAGTTGCCTACCGCAATCTATGGCACTGCTTTATATGGTTCGTCCGTCTATGGCGGTCAGATTCAGGTCAAAAAGGTTTGGGCCAACGTCTCAGGAATGGGCTATTGGGGCAGTCTGCACATCAAGATGAAGACCAAATACGCTGATGTGCGCCTGTATTCATACGATTTAACAATTGCCTCTGGAGGGAACATTTAATGGCTAGTTCATCCGCTAAACAACATCGTTTTATGGAAATGGTCGCACATGACCCAGAAGCTGCAAAGCGCGTGGGTGTTCCTCAATCGGTAGGCAAAGACTTTGTGCAGGCCGATAAAGGCAAGAAATTCGCTAATGCTTTGCGTAAGCATGGCAAGAAAAAAGAGTCAATGTAATTTGACGTAACCCTCAATTTAAAGTAAATTACGACTATCGGGCGACCCTGATGGTTTAGATTTAAGGAATCATCATGGCTGATCTAACATATTCCGCTGGTACTACACCGCTGAACACAAATTTCGCAAATAACGCGAATCAAATCAGGACTAACGTCCAAGACCCTAACTTGGTCAATCAACAAGTTACGGATGCGCTTTATAAGCAGCAAACTCAATATCTTGACCCTCAGTTTGAGCGCACACAAAATCAGTTAGCTAGTCAACTGGCAAATCAAGGCATCACGCAAGGTAGTGAAGCCTATAACAACGCAATGAACATGGCTAACGCTAACAAGCAACAAGCCTATGAATCAGCCCGCAATTCTGCAATCGGTGCAGGCGTAAACGCTGGCTCCCAAATGTTTCAAAATCAACTTGCTGGCGCTAACTTTGGCAACCAAGCTCTTGGTCAACAATTCGGTCAAGGTTTAGCCGCACAAAACGCAGGCAACACCGCACAAAACCAAATTTTTGGTCAGAATCTTGCTAATGCTAACTTGGGAAATCAAGCTATTCAACAAGCAAATACTTTGCAAGTTCAACGCGAAAATGCTCAAAAAATGGCTGATGCCATGAGCAAGCAAGGTATGTATGGCCTTGGCGGTGCTTTGCTTGGCTCTCCAAGTGGATTGAATGCTGTAGGCAGCGCTTTGGGCGGTCTTGGTAGCCTTGGTTCAAGCGCATTGAGCAGCCTTGGTGGTTTGTTTGGAGGAAGTTCCGCTGTGCCTGAATGGGCTGCTGGAATTACCGACCCTGCAACTTTGGAAGCGCTTGGCCTTGGTGGTGGCGGCGCTGGCATGTTTGGTGGGTTTGACCCAACAGGCGGTTGGCTGACTGGTGCTTCAATGTTAGATAAAGCTACTGGAGGTGGTTTAGGTAGTGCTGTTGGCGACCTTGGCGGTTCAGTCGCTGATATATTTGGCTGGTAAAAGGATAAATCATGGCAACTTTTGACCCTTTCACCGAACAGATTATTGGCTTACGCGAACAGCAAGCCCTAGCGCAAAAGCTGCGCGATCAGGGGATGCAAGCCCCTGAAGGCCAAACTGTGTCGGGTGTGTACGTAGCCCCTAAAAACACACAATATCTTGCCCAAGCGCTTAAAACATACCTTGGCGGGCAAGACGTACAGCAAGCACAGCAAGGCATCAAAGACCTGATGGCACAACGTCAAGCTGAGAACGCTAACTTCTTGGCTAATATGCCAAAAGCCACAGAGACTCAAGTTGAAGTGCGCACCCCTGAAATGATGAATCAAATGGGGCCATCGCCTTTGTCGCGGGCTTTGCGGGTTAACCCTACTCCAGAAGAACAGCTTGCCTATGCCGCAAAAGCGCCTGGCATCAGTCCTGTTGATGTAGGCAATCTGGCTGTAAAAGGTGCTGAATTGCAGGCTAATCGTGAAGCGCAAATTGCTCAAGCGCAACTTAAAGCACAAGAACGCGCTCAAGAACTGGCACAGCGTCAGCAAGATCGTGAACGTGAACAAGCACAACGTCAGCAAGATCGCTTAGATCAGATGAAGTTTGCGGCTTCTATGCGTCCACCTGCTCCAGAGCCTTTGGTTGCCGTTCTCGGCCCTGACAACAAGCCTGTGATGATGCCTCGTTCGCAGGCTGGCGGCATGACGCCTGCAAATGCTCAAACTATGGGCGCATCAAGCCCACAACAGCGCGTTCAAGATGCTAATGATGCAATTGCAATTATTAAGCAGGCCGCACCATTGATTAATAAGTCAACATCAAGTGGCATTGGTGCTGGTGTTGATTGGACATTAGGCGGTTTTGGATTTAGTCCGGATAGTGCTGATATTGCGGCAGACCTTAAAGTTTTAGGCGGCGCTCTGGTGTCAAAAATGCCCAAAATGTCTGGCCCGCAATCTGATAAAGATGTATTGCTATACAAAGAAATGGCCGGCAAGTTGGGTGATTCCACTGTGCCTGCATCTCAAAAGCGTAGTGCTATGCAGACTTTGATGGATTTACAAACTCGTTATGCTGGAATTCAGCCCCAAGTTTTGAATTTTGATGGCAAAGTGAAAACAGCAAGTGATATTTTGAACCAGGCAGATTCAATCATTGGCGGGAGTAAATAATGGCTTCAGCAGAAGACTACGCAAATTGGATTGTTTCAAACGCTGACAAAAAGGGTACTCCTGAGTTTGATACGGTTGCAAGCGCATACAAATTGGCCCGTCAGCAAGCAGAAGAGCCATCTACTTTGCGAAATGTAAGTGCTGGCCTTGTGCGTGGTGCTGGCGCTATTGGCTCCACTTTGTTGGCTCCGATTGATGTAGCTGCTGATGTATTTCTTGGCAAAGAGGGCAAACAAACGCGTCATGAAAAGCGTGTGGAGTCGTTAGATCGCGCCACTAAAGAATTGTTTGGGGCAAATCCTGAATCTTTGGCTTTCCAGCTTGGCAAATTAGGTTATGAATTGCCCGCAACTGCTGGCGTTGGTGGCGCTTTGGCTAAAGGTGCTGAAGCTGTGCCTGCCATTGCAAAAGCGGCTCCGGCATTGATTGATGCTTTGCGAACTGGTGGTTTTAGTGCTGGTAAAGCAACTGGTTTAACTGGTTTGGCAACTCGTGGCGCTGGTGGTGCAATTACTGGTGGCGTGTCTGCTGGTTTGGTAAGTCCTGAAGATGTGGGCATGGGCGCTGCAATTGGTGGCGCTCTGCCTGTTGCTGGAAAACTTATTGCAGGCGCTGGCCGCAACATTGGCCGCGCTGTGGCTCCGGCTGACCGTCAAGTGGCTGAAAAATTGGCCGCACAAATGGGCGTTTCTACTGAAGAATTGTTGTCTGGTTTGCAACAACAAGGCCCGCAAATGATTGAGGGCTATCAAAAAACAGTCCCGCAAATCGTTCAAAACGAATTTACAAGTCAATTGCAACGTAATTTGAAATCTGCTGGCATGAACGCTTTGGGTGAGGCTGAACGTGCCCAACAAGCGCAAATGATGCAGACTTTGGGCCGTGTTGCACCGATTCAAGATTCAGTCCCTACCGCTGCCGAGCGTGTTGGACAAGCTATTTCTGGGTATGCAATTCCTGCGCGTGCTGAAGCAACTCAAAAGGTTGGCCAAGCGTTTGAGGCGGTTGACCCATTTAGTGAAACTGCGTTGTACTTGCCTATTGAGGAAATGAAAAAGGCATCGGCTAAATATCTTGGACCAGGTACGTTTGGCACTGGTGGCCGCGCTTCCCAAGCAATTGAAACCGCGCAACGTATTGGCACTGAGGTTTTGCCTGAAGTAAAAGCAATCCCACAATCTGCACTTGGCAAACAGCAAACATTAGAACAAGCGGTTCGTGGATTGGGAGGCATCAAACCAGGTGATTACTTGAGCAAAGAAATCAGCGAATTGGGCCGCAAACAATCAGGCACGACAGGTCTGATAGGTAAGGCTGGCAAAGACGTTGAAACAATGGCCGAGTTGATGCACGAGCGTGGCTTTTTAGTTGATAACGACCCTGCTTTGTTGGTTGATATGTTGCGCAACAAAGGTGGTCGCAATACTTTTGCATCTGACATTTACGAAAGTGCGTTTCAGCGTCAATTTGAGGGCGCTATGGGTGAATTGCCAGGTAAAGAGACAATTCTTAAAACTGTGCCATTTCAGACTGTGCAGAATTTGCGATCATCTATTGGTGAGGCCGCTGAAAAAGCTGCCGAACAGGGCGCAAATAAAGAGGCTGGCGCACTTAAGCAAATGATTGCAGAGATTGATTCAAGGATTAATCGCGCTGCTGGTGGCAACGCTGGCGAAAACGAGTTTTTCCCTAAAGACATTGCCGATCAATATCGCAAGGCTTTGAAATTGCACGAGCAAAAGATGCTTCAATTTGAAACAGGGCCACAAGCCAATATGTTTCGTAAGGGCGCAGATAAACAGGCTCAAATTCAGGGCGCTGAGATACCTGGCAAGTTTTATAACGCTAATATGTCGCAGGCCGATGATGTTCGCGCTTTCAAGAAATTGATTGCTGATCGCACTGATTTGGCTGACCAATTGAAATCTTTTGCTGTTACTCAAATGGCTGGCAAAGAAACCCGCATGGGTAACTTGGGCGATCAATTCTTAAAGTTTATTGAGTCTCGCACTGGTGCAAATAAGGAATTGTTTAGCGCTAATGAATTGGCAACAATTAACGAGGTTGCTAAAGCGGTTGAAAACCAAATTAAAACTGAAGGTTTGGGGCGTGTTTCCGGTTCTGATACGGCGCAAAAAATCGCAACCATGCAAAAAATGGGCTTGCTTGATAACCGTATGCTTGACTTGTTGGCTCACAAAATTCCTTTGCTTGGTCAGTTTTCTGGCCCTGCTTTGGAAGGGTTGCGCAAAACTGCACAGCAAACTAGAAACGAGACAATGGCCCGCTTATTGGCTAATCCTGAAGAATTTGCAAAGGCTTTGAACAAACCAATGGAAAACAAATCTTTGGCGGATGCTTTGAGAATGGCATTACCAGTAACTCGCGGTTTGCCTGTTATTGCTGCTCAGTAAAACCAATGACAAACCCTACAATAAAAATAATGACCAAGATCACTATTGCTTTGTATAGTTTGAATTCAATGTAAGACATGGAAAGATTCTAATGACAACTGACGCAAAAGAATTTGTAGGCGCGTTATTCTCTGCAAGAGACTACGCCCACAGCGCACACCTAAACACTGACAGCTTTGCGCAGCACATGGCCTTAAACGCTTTTTATGATGAGATTGTCGGCTTGGCTGATGATTTTGCAGAGGCTTGGATGCGTCGCAACTTAGAAAAGTTGGGTGATGTTCCTGTGCTGCCTCAACCCAAAGGTGAGCCGCTTGACATTCTTGGTCGCTACTTGTCTTTCGTAGAGAAAAACCGTGATTTTGTGCCTAAGACTGATACGCCTTTGCACAACATCATTGATGAGATTGTCGGACTGTTTCTGTCTACGATCTACAAACTTAAATTCTTGAAATAAAAGGGGAATAAGATGAGTTTTTCCGCAGGGGTCTACACGCTGCCAGGCGCAGCACTAAACACGGGCGACACCGTATCAGCGACAGAAAACAACACGCTTCGCAATGATATGGCTTCGTCTTTTAACCTTACTTGGTTAAGAAACGGAACGGCTGCGGCTACTGCCAACATTCCAATGGGTGGCTATAAGATCACAGGGTTGGCTGCTGGCACAACATCTGGCGATGCTGTTCGCTATGACGAATTTAGCGCATTTGCTGCAAATACGTTTGGTTTCAAGAACCGCATCATCAACGGCGCGATGGTGATTGACCAGCGTAATGCTGGGGCTAGTGTGACGATTAACTCAAACCAATACACCATTGACCGCTATCAAGCCATTCAAACACAGACTGGCAAATATTCTGTTCAGCAAAGCACAACTGTTCCCACGGGGTTTAAAAACTCAATGCTCATCACATCGGCATCTGCTTATTCAATCACATCGTCTGACACTTTTTATTTCCGTCAGTCTATTGAGGGCTATAACGTGTCTGATTTGGCTTTTGGAACTGCTTCTGCCGCCACAGTAACGCTATCATTTTGGGTGCGTAGTTCTTTAACTGGGACATTTGGTGGCGCATTAAAAAACGATGCTGGCAACAGGTCGTATCCATTCAGTTACACCATTAGCGCGGCAAATACTTGGGAACAAAAATCAATAACCATTGCTGGTGACCAATCAGGCACATGGGACACAGGTACTGCCCGTGGTTTACAAGTTATTTTTGGTCTTGGCGTTGGTTCAACATTTAGCACAACTGCTGGCTCATGGGTTGCTGGAGATTACTCATCCGTCACAAGCGCAACCAGCGTTGTCGGCACAAACGGAGCCACCTTCTACATCACAGGCGTTCAACTTGAAAAAGGCTCAACAGCAACGAGCTTTGACTACCGCCCGTATGGTACTGAGTTGATGCTGTGTCAGCGGTATCTGCCAGCGTTTCCTGCTGCGTCTGGAGTTATTCTTGGAACAGGTTATTTTGATACAAACGCTGGTATTTACTATCTTAATTTCCCGGTTACTCCACGAGTTCCCGCAACAGGAATGATCTCTTCATCAGCAAGTAGTTTTTATGCAAACAACCCCGGCGTTGGAAACCCAGTTCCTACTGGAATTGCTTTTGTTTCCTCTTCAAATACATCAATGAGAATTACAGCAACTGGCATAGGTACGGTAACAAACGGAATGAGTAGCGCATTAATCGCAAACACAACGGTGCTTATTTATGGAACAGGATGTGAATTATGATAACCCCAACTTGGAAATTGCTACCAACGCCAGCATTTGGTGAGCAAGTTGTATGGCGCGAGTGGCCCGATGGTCGTCAAGAGTCATGCTTGGTCACAGTTGAAGCCTACCTAAAATGGCTGGAAGAGGGAAACACCCCAGAACCTGCTGATGAATAAAATGTCAACCCCTGAAATTGATTTAGTCAAATACGGAGTTCTTTGGCAAAAAGTTGAGTCAATGGAAGCCAAGATTGACAAGATGGAAACTCAGCTGGAGACCTTGATCGCCCTGGCTAACAAAGGTCGTGGTGGGTTCTGGATGGGCATGATCTTTGTCTCTGCTGTTTCGTCCGTTGCCGGATGGCTAACGCATTGGTTTAACAGAGGTTAGTCATTGACCCTTTCAGCCTTCTCCTTCTTGCGCAGAGTGCTGTCTCTGCCATCAAATCTGGGTGCGAAATGCTCAGAGAAGGTCAAGTGGCCGTTGATGAGTTCCGTGAGCAGGCTGAGTCGTTGGTCGGCCAAGCGAAAGAAGCATACAACACGATTTCAGGCCTTTGGGAGTGGGCTACATTACTTTGGGCTAAGTTGGTCGGCGCACAACCGGTGGGACATTCGGTATCGCCTGATGTTGAACAGCAAAAGCCTGCGCCTGTCAAAACAAAACCAAAAGCAAAACGAGACCCAGAGCCTGAAATCCTCCAGATGCACGTTGTGCATAAGGTCAGCACTCAGCTTGGCGAGTTCTTTGACATTCAGCAAAAGATCACAGGCCATTACCAAGATTTGGAGTTGGCTTCAATCACCGTTTACAGCCCCAATCAAAACAACGCAAAAAAGGCTATTGAGCGCGTAGAAGTTGAATTGCAGATGGAGTATTTGGGTGAGCAGATCAGGGAAGCAATGGTCTACGCCCCAAGGGAGTTGAAAGACCTGTACACACGTTTTTTGCGGATGTATGGAAAGATTGAACAGGAACAGGAGTTCGCCAGACAACAACTGATAATGCAGGCCAGATACAAGAGGGTTAGAGAATGGCGACATCACAACCTAAAAGTCGAGTTGGCAATGTGGGGTCTGGGTCTGGCAATCGTGTGGGCAACGGTGGTATGGATGATGATTCAGATAGCGTTGCTAAGTGGGCAGTCGTTGGAATGGTTTTCTTTGGAATCGTTTGTTTTATTTGTCTCCCAATTGCGGCAATGATTTTGATTGAGGCCAAGAAGATAAACGCAAGCGCGCAGGCGGCATTGGTGGAAACAAAGAAGCTGCAACAACAGCTAAAACCTAAAAAGGAAATGGACAATGAATGACTTATTCAATTTACTTAAGGGTATCGCGCCGACATTGGCGACAGCGGTTGCAGGGCCGATGGGTGGTGCTGCCGTTACTGCTCTGGCTGCTAAGTTTGGCGTTTCTGACTCTGTTGAAAGCGTGGCAAAGGCTATTGCTGGTGACCCTGCGGCTGCGTCAAAACTTCAAGAAATAGAGCTGGAATATGCCAAGCTAGACATGGCAAACACGGCTGATGCCCGCAAGATGAATTCTGAAATACAGAATTCTGTGGTTGCTTCGTGGATGTCCAAGAACATTGCTTACGTGATTGACATTGCCATCGTCACAAGCACCATTGGCCTGACTGCCATGCTTATGACTTCTAGCGTACCCCAAGAGAACAAAGAGTTGGCGCTGATGGCGTTTGGCTCATTGGTGACCCTGTGCGGAACAGTTGTTAATTTTCATCGCGGCTCATCGCAGGGCAGCAAAGATAAATCAGCGAAAGGTTAAAAATGAATGTTCGTGACGCTTGCGTGGTGACTGCCACAATTTCTCTGGTCGCTGTGGTGGCTGGAATGATGATCATGTTTGTGATCGCTTTAGTAGATCCTGCTGTTGATGACGGCATGGTGTTCTCAATCGTTGGCCCTGCTTTTCAAACTATTGTTGGCGGGTTTATTGGGCTGATCACAGGCATTAAGGTCGGTGAGGGAATGGACAAATGACACAATTATCTGAACACTTTACGTTGGAAGAATTAACCCATACCGATCACCGCGAGTTGGACAATACGCCAACAGAGCATGAAAAGTGCATCGTAGATGGCAAAGAGGAAACCATTAATGCTGTGGCTAACTTGCCTCGATTGGCTGCTTTCCTTGAAGAAGTCAAAAAGGTGCTTGGTGGCAAGCCAATTATGGTTAATAGCGCGTTTCGGTCTGAAGCCGTGAATGGTGCTGTTGGCTCTAAAAATACAAGCGACCATCGTCGTGGCTGCGCTGCCGATATTCGTGTACCAGGCATGACGCCAGACGAAGTAACCAAAGCAATCATTGCCAGCGATTTGCCGTTTCAACAGGTAATTCGAGAATTTTCAGACCCTGTTAAAGGCGGTGGTTGGACTCATGTTGCAATGGTCACCCATGTTGGAGACACACCTAAAAAATCCAAACTTATCATTGATAAATTGGGAACTAGACTTTACGCTTAAATTGTGCAGGTAGGATGCAAATTTCTTTTTGCATTTACATAGGCTTGGTGAGCATCATCTGGTGTTTTAAAGTTGCCAAGCCATTTTCTTTTGCCATTAACACAAATTCTGCTAAACCAATTTTTGTGCTTTTTGCTGTAAAAAGCTCCAAGCAATTGTGATGTGCTTGATGTAAATGCTTTTCGCATATTTTGCTGATTTTCATTTTTATTTACCGCACGTAAATTTTCAATTCTGTTGTCATCTCTTATGCCATTTATGTGATCAACATTGATAGGCAAATAACCATAAAAATAAAGAAAAATTATTCTGTGAACTAAATAACCTTTTTTATCTACCATGCAAGATATATAACCAGTTTTTGCTTTAGACCCAAGTGGTTTATTTTTTTGTGCTCCTTTGCGTTTTACATTCCAATACAAATTTCCATTTTTGTATTTAAAAAGTTCTTGAATATAGTCTTGTGTTAGCATTGTTCACCTCATCAGAGTGTCATCATTAAAAAGTGGCAGACGATGATGAATCGCTTTTCGGGGTCGACTTCCTAGCCACGTTTACATTTTAACGCTTAATCGTCAAGCGCAACCATCATTGACAAAACAATGAGAAACACGGCGGCGTAGAAAAACCCGCCTCCTATGAGTAAAACGATCAGCACTTCTAAGCTATCCATTTTTGCTCCTTAGTTTGGCTTGGATGCGCTGAAACGCTACAAGGTAGTTGCCACGTTCTGCCATCTGACAGGCTTCAACATATTCCTCATCCGTCAGCTCAACCCATGTGCGGGGCGGTGTCCACCCCAATGTAGTTGCAATACGAATTGCCGCAGATTTGTCAATTACAGGCTCTGTGCGCTGTGGTGGGGTGGCAAAAAGCGGCGTTGATGTGACTGGGTAGCTTTTAGAAAAATCTATTCCCGCTTTCCCAAATGGGTGTTTTCTTTTTTGCGTGATTGAAACAACCCCTGTGCCATTGGCTTTAAGTCCTTCCGTGTTGTCCATAACGTGCATCCACGCCACAGGCTCCTGCTCTGGCTGTGTCAAAAATTCTTTAACAACTTCTATCTCGTAATCCCATCCATCTGATTGATATGGAGTTTTATTCATTATTGCTATTAATAATTCTTCATGGTCATAAAACCATTTCACGACTTTGTTATGTAGTGCGTCATTCATAATTTTTCCTTTGTGTAAAGTGGTTGTGATGCAAGTTCGCTTTCGCACACAAAACTGACTGACCGATTTCCAGTTGCCGCGCACCAGTTAATCCACGCCACAGGCTCCTGCTCTGGCTGTGCCCGTTCACAATTCAAGCAGGCGTCATCGGGTATCAATGTTTTCCACCCGCACACATTACACAACTCAAGTGCAGTTTGGTCATAAGGCTCTGGCTGTGCCAAGGCTTTACGCGCAGCAGATGCCGCATCACACAACCCTTCAACTGCTTCTTCGCTGGGGTCTGGACTTTCTGCAAGATATTGCGTAATCGCCTCTAGCACCTGCTTTAATGCTTTGTCTTTCATATGTTCTTCTCCTTGAGTTTGGCTTCAATGGCATCAAACGCAGCTTTGCCAATAATCATTTCACAGAAATCTTCCATGTCATTGCGTTCTTGCTCAGTCAACCCAACCCATGTGCGCTGTGTAATAGGTTCAAACTTCAATGAACAATCAACGCAAGACCAAAGCCCGCTTGGTTGCCCTGTATCTTCAAATACCCATGTTCTGATGTAGTGATGTTTGCAAGTCATGTCTTACTCCTTAATGCTGTGAGCGGCTTCGGCGATGCGAATCCATTGCTTGGCGGTTTCAAACACCCACGTTTGCCCGCACCTAGAACGAATCCACTCATCCGTCAGCGGCTTGCGCTGTGGTGGGGTGGTGTTTTCCAACACTCCATCAATGTAGTTTTCAATCGAATCCTTGCCACAGAAACAACTGTTGTATTCCCCATCGTCATGCAGAAAGCAGTTGTCACCGTGGGGTGCTGCTCCAATCCATTCGCGAGCTACTTCAAGAGCGTTTAGCAACGCCACAGGCTCCTGCTCTGTCTGAGCCAACAAAGCATCAACTTCATCCGCAAGGTAGTAGTGCCTATCATGCTCTGTGTCATCGCGTGTAATGCGCTTCAATGCCTCTGGCTCTTGTCTCTTACGCCATAGTGAATCTGTCATATCAATCCCAATTCTCTGGTTGCAGCAATAATAAGAAATACACATCCCATAGCTTGACAGCAATATTTGTTGATGTGCGGTGCAATGTAAATTGTTCCAATGATGATTAAAAATTGGCTTGAAGTCATAAACCAATCTCCTGTGTTGATTTGCTTAATTCCCACAATGCACGTTCTTGTTGCATGCCTTGTTGGCGGCCTTTTTCAAATGCTAGTTGGGCAAAACTTCGAAGAAAAGCCAAATCCTTTTGGGGTGTTGTAGACAACTGTATGAAAGCGCCTGATTTATTTGCCATTGCAATAAGCTCCTCATCTTTCATGCTTCACCTCTTGCTCGGATTGCGGCGACGATGTTTCTGACGGTGGCATCTGCGTCACCAAACGGGTCGTAATAACCCCGACCACCAACAACATGGTCATAATCCTCGGCCTCCTTTGCACACGCCTCACGCTCTTGATTCATTGCCCAACGAATAGCATCACGGGTGCTTGCATGGCCTTTTATAGCCATCTCAATGATTTCATCTTGTGTCATGCTTCACCTCTTGATTGAATATGGTCAATATTTACCCAACCCAAAGAATCAGCAAGCCCAAGAATTGCTTGACGCTCGGCAGATGCAACAAATGCGGCGAAGCATTCAAGGTAGTCAATAAACTGTTCCCTGTCTTTGCCCATGCCGTAAAGCGACAAGCCCGATGCGTCTGCCATGACAATAATGTGTTCTCTGTTCATGCTTCACCTCTTGCTCGGATGACGTCTTGAAACTCGCCAATCAAATCCCATCGGCCTTGGATGTAATCGCTGTTTGCAGCAACGCCTTGCTTGAGCTTTAGCAATTCAACTTCAAGCGACTCACGCTCTTTAGCTGCTACCAGTTTGGCAAAGGCTTCAAGTTCATTTAAATGCGCAGCCCAATGCGTATTCATCTCATCTTTGTCAATACCAACTTGTCTAGCCATCTCAATAATTTCTGTTTGTGTCATACATCCTCCAATGCTTCTTTGATGACGGTGATGGCTTCTTTTACTGCGTCTTCGTCAAACGATGGGTCAATCACATGACCAGTTGAATAGTCGCCTGCATAACAGGTTTCCAACGCCTCAAGCACCTGCTCCAGCTTGGCCCGATCAATCGTTACTTTGCTGCCATCTGTCACCCCATGCGCCACTTGTTTCTGTAGCTTCTTGTCAAGCTCGTCAAATGCTTCGTCTTCGTAGTCTTTCATAGCAGCTCCCCTTGTTTTGGCACAAACGCCCATTCACGTTCTTTTCGCTTGCTTGCTGACAAGACTTCGTTTCCTGTCAACTGAATCAGCCCCAAGGTCTGAAGTTCTTTCAATCTACGCGCAACCTGGTTGCTTTGAAGTCCTGTGTGTTTAGCAATTCCATCCTTACCAAGTGGCCCAAATCGCTTAAGACAAGCCACAATGACCTCTTGGTGTTGGATAGCAAGATCAGTCGCTGATGCTGCTGCCTTAAAACTTGTAACGGCATCGTTTGCCCGTGATTGAAAAAACTCAAACATAAAACCTTCTTTCTTTGGTTAGTACATAAGCTAGATTATATCAGAAAGGTGCATCATCATCTAGAGGAAAACCCTCGTTTTGCTTTTGTTGTTGTTCGCGTGGTTCAAAGATGTATGCCCAACCTGACCAGCCACCGTCCACAACGGGAATGGAATGAATCTTGATCATTGGGCCTTTTTTGGTTTCAATGATTGAACCGATACGTTGGTAAGACGTTTTTTCCTCGCCTGACTTGTTTGTGTATTTTCCAGATGCGACTTTGATTTCGTTGATTACTTTAGCCATTTTTTACTTTCATTAGTTTTTCAATCTTGTCATCTAGTTCTTTCAAAAAGCTGATAACTTCTTTTTCTAGCATTGCGCCAAAAACCGGATCGTATTCCACACGCTTGATAAACAGTTGCAGCTCTGCTGGTAAACGTGGGTCGTAGCTAACAAAGTCACACCAATGTCTGCCTGTGCAAACCATCTGCCAAGTCATTTGCGTGATGTATTTGCTTGGTACTGTTTGACTCAAAAGCGTGTCAATGTGTGTGGCAGTATTGGGGCACTTGATCTCAATCAATCCCAAAGCACCCACCAAGCCATCAGGAGAGGCGCCAGCAGCCTCAATCGTTGGGTGATTGACAAACCCTACTTCCTCCACAATTTCAAACCTAGCAGCCATATACGCTTCCCTAGCCTTGGGTTCTGTTTCTGTACCCCATTGCATTGCGGCATTGCTAAAACTTTCACCCTTTTGGCCTGTCAAGCGTTCGCAAACAAGTTGTGCCATGTAGTTGTCGCGGCTGGCGCTGTAACCCGTCTTGGTCTTGGCGATAACATCAGCAACACGGCTGGCGGTCACCTTGCCAAGCCTGGCGGCAAACCATTCGTCTGTGCCTTGGATTATTTCAGTCATGGGTAATCTCCAAATCAATATTGGTCATCATTTCAATCTGCACATTAAGTTTGGCGAGTGGCCCGTAGGTCTTGTCAATCGTGGGTTTTAGCTTGTCGTACAACCCACCAGCAATGTGGATTTCGTTTATTGACAAGTCATGTAACGCCTGTTTTGTGGCGGCAAGCGCATCACGGATTTCAATCAGGTCTGAGAGTTTCATCATGCCTCCGATAATGCTGCGATAACCTGGGCGTCTTGCTCTGGCGTCAAAGCAAAAGTCTCGCGCAGTTTGATCGTGGTGTACTTGCCTTCTTTGATGCGTTGGATAGCATCGCCCAAACGCTTGGCGTCTAGCGTTGTTTTTTCAGGTTTGCGGCTGGCGGCGTTTCCATCGTCATCTTCTGGAGCAATACCGCAGGCAGCCATCAAGCTGTAACGGCGTGCGTAAGTAAGGGCAGAGCCAAACCCTTGCGCGTCTTGTTTTGTGGCAGGAACAAAGAGTTTGCCGCAGTTAATTATTTCGCCAGATTCATGGATAAACACGGTTTCCACAGTCACGCCATGTTCTGCTTCATGCAACTGTTGAACAAGGGCAATGCCGTTATCGTTTAAACCGTCCATAACAGCTTCAACGCAAGCGGACAGGTCTGCATAGCGAGACTTGAAATGAGGGTTTGTAGCGGTCTTTAAAGCTGGCCCAAAGGCTTTCTGTGCTTTGACTAATGCTGTGGCAATCTGTTTCATAAAACCATCCAAACAATGATGAGGGAAATAAGGCCGAGAACGTACAAAACTACGTCAGCGGGGTGGATTGAATCTTGAGGCTTGTCAATGGGGTCGCCCCAAGGATAGAACGTGGCTTCGTCAAGAGTGCGTGGGGTTTCAAAGTGTGAGGGTTTCATGCTTGCTCCAATTTAGAGTCATCAAAATATTCGTCGCGGCACTTGCGGACATAGGCAGCGTATTCGCGTTCCAAAGATTGGATTACGGTGTCTGACAAGAGGTTGAAGATTTCACCGCCGTTTACGTACACATGAAAAAGGGACATGGTGTAATCGTCAAAGTAACAAATCAGCTCGGCGTCAATGTCGTCACGCTCGTCTGCTACGTATTCGGTGAGGTCTGGATGGTTCATAGTGGTTCCTAGTTACCGCTTGCATTGCGCTACGGGATGTGTATAGCTTAACCTAGATTTAGTGCAGATCAACAACTATTTTGTGCGGACAAACCCTAATGTGGCTTAATTGAGGCAAGTAGTCTTATATAATCCAGCGTATGACAAAAGAACAAGCTATCAAACTTGCAGGCTCACAGGTTGAGCTTGCTCTCATGCTAGGCATCAGCCAAGCTGCTGTGTCTCAATGGGGCGACAAAGTTCCTGAAATGCGTGTTTGGCAACTAAAAGTTCTCAAGCCGGAGTGGTTCAAATGAGTTTTGCAGAAATTGAACTTGAGGTCATCCGATGGGGAGAGGTTAGGGGCATTGTGCAAAACAGTTCACCTTACGCCCAGGCGCTTAAGACCCAAGAGGAACTAGACGAGCTGTGCGATGCGATCAAAAAAGGCGACAGGGAGGCCATGAAGGACGCATATGGGGACATTCTTGTGACCTTGGTGATGGGTTGCGCTTGTGCTGATCTTGACTTAGTGAGCTGCCTTGAACTGGCCTACAACGAGATTAAAGATCGCAAAGGTTTTTTGAACAAAGATGGAATTTTTGTGAAACAAGTGCTATGATTTACGAAAGACGCTTGGCGGCGTTTCACAGTGGGGTTAC